GCCAGAGCCATCGCCAGAGCCGCGCAACATTACTTTAGTTAATACTTCTTCCATATTAGGCACCCCACACAGGCACGCTTGCAATACTGTTTTGAGCCTGTTTAGTACAATCAAGTATTTCAATTGCCTGTAACAACTTAACTTTAGATACCTCTTTAGGGAATTTACAGTTTTCAACTTTAGAAACCCCTTCCTCTGCTAACTGAGAAAGTGTTGCAGCACCGTCCCAGTAGTAAAGCCTCCTTGCTTTTCTGAGAACGACTACCTGTCCATCTTCGCTTTCTAGGTATCCTGCAAATACCCCAGCGGAATAAGTGCGAACAATTTTATACTCCAAACCGTCCAGCTTATCTGCTCTCTGGTCTGTTTCCGGAACATACCTTACCCCGTCTACTATGATTTCCTTTTTTGACATAGTTTCCTTTCTTAAAACTTAATAATGGGGTTAGCAGGTTCTGTCCCTACCTGCTAACCGCCTACCCTAGATCAGACCTTCTTTTACAAAGAAAGCCAGTATATCCGGTGCCACACTATCGACTACATTTCTCGCTAGATCTCTTGCCCTCTGGTTATTATGGACAAGCACAAAATCCTTCTTTTTAGTATATTGATTCCACCTTATTATATAGGCGGTTTCAATCGGTATGTTATTCAGCTCCGCCATTAGGAAGTAGATTGGCAACTGCCAAGTCTGCGCCCATTCTGTTGCCGGAGTCGTTCCTGTCTTGAATTCGTAGAGTATATTCCCATCTAAACAATCGAATACTCCACTTAGATCAAACTCATCGCTGTATTTGGCGACTACCTTTTTTTCCGACTCAGGGCTGTTCAACTGCTTTTTAAAGAACCACTCGGGGAATTTACCGTTCTCCTTGACATAGGTTTCAATCTCTTTATGTATATCCAATCCAGCCGATACTCTTTTCTGTGTCTTCTCAGGAAATGGCATATCCATATGAAAATATGTAGCTATAGCCCTTTCAGTATCCCCACGATTCCAACTATCTAAAAGGCTATATGATATCCTCATCTTACTTTATCCTTCTTTAGTGACAATGATAATTGTGCTTCCCTGTCGTTCTCATGTATACCTAGAGGAAAGGCATTATTCTCCTTGATAAATGCATCCACCTTATCAGTATCAACTGTATAACTGAACTTTTCCGTTAAATATGGTAACGCTTCTTCTAGTCTATCGGCATCGTAGCCGTATTTCGAACCATACACCCTGTTGATACAGGATATTTTTGCTCCTTGTACCCCCCTAAAGCCGCTGTCTATGGCTTCTCCACCTTCTTTAATGGCCCTCTTAACGAATGTAAGAGCGTCTTCTATCAGAACTTGGAGTTCCAAAAGTCTTAGTATGCTACTCTCTGCTTTTGGAGAAAATACTAGCTTTCCGCCTTCGTCGGCCAGAATTCCCACTTCGTTTATATCTACCGATATGATATTATCTTTCATTTTTGCATACTTTCCTGAATTAGTTTCATCGCTTGCATTTTGGTCAATCTATCCATCCATAGTCCCTGTGACTTTAATACTCTTTCCTGTGCCTCAGTAGCTGGTTCTTCCGTGTTTTCCTTTTTTTCAGCTATGGCAGGAGTGGCGTCGTCCACCCAATGGACATAACTACAACCCGTTGTCTGCTTGGTTATATAATCATATTTACGGTTCTCACATTGTTCGATCTTCTTTCCTGTCTTAGTAGTGGAAATTACTACTCTTGCTCCACATACGGGGCATTTATTTGCGGAGTATTCTTTCTCCTTTTTGTCCCCGAATGTTCTCTTGACCTCTGGTTTTGCTCCCATTCCATTAAATACGGTTATCATTCGTTTTACTCGTTTGATAAGGTCATCCTCTGATTTATCCCGCATGGTAAATTGCATTGAATATCCCTCTATGCTTACTTGTAGATTTGCACTTGCAGGAGCTTCCAGCAACTTTTCTTCTTTTTCCTTGATCCCATATTCCCCTAAATCATCCGGTTGCGTATCCAGAAACCCCTGCATTTCTTCTTCACTTGTATATGGCTCTTTATTCATCTTTGTACCTCCCTCTGATTTTTCTGTTTTCTTTCTTTCATCTTATAAACTATATAATACAGTCTGGTTGGTGTGATCTCATATTTCTTCACGAGATTAACCATAGACATGCCCCCCATCTTATCTTTCATAATGCTCTGGTTTCTCCTGATAAACCACTCTCTGTCTTCCCAGTAGTTCTTTTTAATTTTTTTATTCATAAATCTATTATATATAACTTCTCAGCATCTGTCAAGTAATTCTTCGCGCTGATGTTTAAATTTCTATCCTCTAGGTATCCGGTCTTCACCATTTCAAAGCACTCATTACAGTAGGTTAAATTTCTCTGTTCCCCATTCTCATATATTTTATGTGTATATCCACAAGAGCCACATAGTCCGATCCCGCATATACTGCAATGTCTAGTGGCTCTTGCCCTATCGTCGTACTTACAACACCCCATCATCTGAAGCTCTCCCTTGCTAGTTTTTCCAGTGCGTCCATTATTCTCCTTAGTACCTCCCCGTTAGTTTCCTCTTTCAAATCAGACGAGGTTTTTTTACCTTTGGCAGGTCCTAGTACATATTCCCCGTAGTCTTCACATCGTTTCACTTTTTGGATGGTTCCGTTAGATCTTCCGGTTTTTCTAGCTATGGCTCGAAAAGTATATCCTTCGCCCAACAACCCTTTAATTATGTTGAATTCCCTCCCTGTGATTGTATTTTTTTTCATTTTATTATCACCTCCAGAAAAAAACTAATTACATTCTTCCCCGAACTGTAGGTAGCTCCCATTGGTATAAGCTCCCCACTGCCCCCAATCTTCGCCGCCATTGCTCATCTTGTAAGCCAAATCTATATTATTTTTAGGATTCTGAAGCCAAAGAATTTTAGCTTCCAAACCCTCTCCAGCAACTTGATCCCAGTGTATTTTATTGCCTTGACAGTAATTGTCTTTCAGGTTTATTTGATAGACACCCACCGCACATTCTAAGGGTTTAGATGCCACCGATGAAGGATTGCGCAAGGATTCCCCGTAAGCCACCATACACGCCGTATGATAATTGTCCCCGAATTTATAGTGTATGTAGTCTTTGATCTGATCCATGGTCTGAGGATTATCCATGAATACCCTTTCCCCACCAACAGTTGCTTCAATAGAGCCCGTCTGCATAGCAAAAACAGTCCTATATAAACTAGCGTCATAGTCCTTGATACCATGGCAAGTGAATTCAGCAAATAAGAGACTGACTAACATGAAGATCCCCACCCACTTGAGTATTTTCTCAGTTAAGGTTAGTTTTTCCGCTCGTTTTTTTGGAATCGACCTGCCTACTCTGATGGGTGCTTTATCCCTTTCTCTCAATGCTTTAGCCTTTTTATATCGCATATCCAACGAACCATCCTTGCGGTACCTCAACCTCTCTCCACTGTTATAATATTCGATTGTGTTCTTAGGATTTTTCAAAAGCATCTGTTCGCTCCAGATGGACAATAATCTGTCCCATACTCATTATCTACATAGCGAAGGAATTTCTCGACCTCGGCATTGACTTTCGCGAGAATGTCATCGAAGCGCTCTATACTCTCTTCACTACTTCCACTACCTTCTGTGTCCTCCCCGCATACATCGCAGTCCCTAGGTATGTCATTCAACTCATCGCTCAACCCATTGAAAACCCCTGTGTCATACCCTATCTTTGATTCTTTTATCATTTTTTGGAAACTTTTGACTCCATCTACCTCGCCATCGCCATCAGTGAATATCAACGCGACCGCCTTTGTGTAATCGGGGCCCTCAGTGCAGTACAGCGTTTCCCCCGATTCGCAGTGCAACCAATGTCTAGCATCGCATATATCTGCCATTGTTGCATGTTGATTCTCTGTAAGATTTGGATTCTCGGCACATTCTGTTAAGTGCCTAGCAGCACTCTCCCGCCTATATGTATATTGTTCTTCCGATAGATAACTCATTTATTTCCTTTCTCTAACTTTGTAATGTTCGCTTGACAATATCTATTGTACTCAATTGTTAACGGTTGTCAAGCATTTGATACTAAAGAAGTGGTTGTAGTATTCTTCCAAGGGTTTATGTTGTACTAACGGCATATCATAATGCAATATAGATTATAACTGGATCAAGCTTGACAATTTGAAGTAAAAAAGAGTACCATGAATTCATGGGAACGCTATATCCACATAAAAATTTTAAGAACAGAAACCCCTCAACACAGGTGATGGCGTTCCCAAACTTCAATGCCTTGTTGGGGGATTTTTGGGTTTAAAAAAAGGAAACCATGAAAACAAGAATCGTACACACTAGATACTGGCAGGATAGCTTTATTCTCTCGCTGGATAAGGATACCCGCTTATTTTTCCTTTACTTATTATCAAACCAATACATAAACATTTGTGGTATATATGAGCTTCCCGACCAGATTGTAATCATGGAAACAGGCTTAACCCATGAGCAACTCCAGACCTGTAAGCAAACACTCGAAAAATCACAAAAAGCCATATTTTACAAAGGCTGGGTACAGGTCGTAAATGTGGAGAGATACAACTTTTACAGGAACTCGCCTAAAAATGAAATTGCCTACAATAAGGAGATTATGCTTATACCAAAGGAATTCCCACTTATAAAAGGGGATATTGCTGATACTAGTATTTATACTAGTATAGATACTCCTATAAATCATAAATCAAAAATCATAAATCATAAATCCAAGAGAGAGAGTATGCAAGAGTTGAGAGATAAAATCAAGAATTTTTGAGCTAAGTTATAAGCTAAGTTATAAGGGTATGCTCTAAAAGGATCGGGGAAATATCCCCACAAAATAGAACCCTCCATATACGCTAAACCTAAACAAATGTATAAGAGAAGCGAAAGAGTGCGTGAGATAGTATGTGAGAGGCGGAAGGGCGGGTTTTTTATTGTTGTTGTAGCACCAACCCCCTCTTTTGGCCCCATTATTTCCTCGTTACATCCCTTATTTCTCACTTCCTCCCATTCCTACTAGTCCTATAACTCTTAAATCCTTGGCCTTTTGTGTAGAATGCTGTCGTAGAGCCTCTGTCCCTTTCGGTATACGCCGTATAATGTGCATTTAACGACTACAAGAAGTGCTATTATTGGCCATATAATGGGAGTGTGTGTCCTATAGCTATGAAATACACCAAATATGAGAAGCTTTAACAGCAACAAGTAATGCGGTTCTCTCACCGCCCAGATAAAATTACAGTATCAACCCATAGCATGGGATAGGGGGGGGATGGGCTGGATGTGCGCTGGTCTGGATTTCAATTGTAATACCCATCCCCAAATCGTGTAGCAAATTTTCAGGTTAATGTTTGACAGATATAAATTTTAGGGTACAATAATTTACATGAAGGAAATAAAGGTAAGTGTAAGGGAGTTGTTAAGGGATTTTGGAGAGAGCACTAAGAGTCTTCCGATAGTTATTACCCGCTGGGGTATTCCCATTTTAAAGGTTTTCAGGTATGAAAAGAACATCAAATCTAACCACAAAGCAAGATCTGGTAATTAAGGATATAGCCGAGAAGGTTCGCCATGGTAAGCCGATGAAGATGGTAGAGTCGGTAGAGAAGTTCTACGAGACAAAGAATAGGAGATCAGCTAATGCGGTTTTATATAATAATTTAAAGAGAGCACCCTTCAGGGAGGCGTTAATAGAGTCTCTAGTAGAGAAAAAGGTTTTAGGTAAAGATTCAAAAACTGAGGCGGTTTTACTGGATGGGTTAGAGGCCGTAAACGGGGATGGAGGAATAAATTACGACGCTAGGTTAAGGTATGTTCAGGAGATAAATAAGATAGCGGGGGTGTATGCGCCCGAGACCAAGAAGAATTTAAACCTTTCTTTAGATATGTCGGAAGAGGAATTAGACAAAAGAATTATTGAGTTACAGGATCAATTAGAGGGTTAGGAGGAATAATGATAATATATAATCCGAAGGACACTGCTGTAGAATTTTATTATGGGGGACAGAGGTTTGAGTATCGACCTCTAGAGTCTAGGGTAGTAGATGAGGCAATGGGGGAGTTTATTTTAAACAGGACTCGTGTGGGTCTGGTAGAGTTCAACTCCAAAGAGGTCAAGAAGGAAGCAATCTTTGATGAGACGGATTATACTAAAATGCCGTGGAAAGAACTAATTTCCCGGGCTTCTAAGAGGGGCATTTTTGCTACGGGGATGAAGAAGGAGAGTGTAATTAAATCTATGGAGAATTATGACAAAGAAAGAAGAGTTACTCCAAGTACTTCTAGCTAAAAAGAGGGATCGTGGTTTAAAGGATCTATTTTTTTTCAACAAAAACATTGTAGAGAGTGAGAAAAGGAGGAGGGATTTACTGGTACCCCATGTACATGAGGAGTGGGCTAAGTGGTACTCGGGATCAAAGAATAGGATTAAGATGATTTTAGTTCCCCGTGCTTGTTTTAAGAGTTCTTTTTTCACTATAGGGAGGGTCTTACAAGCTATATGTTGCAATAGGGACAGCAGGGTTTTGGTTGCAAATGCTACACTCAGTAATGCTCAAAAATTTCTCTCCGAGATGAAAGAGCATTTAAAAAGAAATGAGGAGTTAAAAAGGCTTTACGGGGATTTCTACGAGCCGAAACTTAGATGGAATGAGAATGAATTCGATGTTCTTGGAAAAGGTCTTGGAAGTAAAGAGGCTACTGTAACTGCAGTTGGAGTAGGCGGAAATTTAGTTTCACAACACTACTCCATGATTGTTTGTGATGATCTTGTAAATTTAGAGAATTCTTCTACCAGATACCAAGCGGATAAGGTTATAGACTGGTGGAAAAGAGCTTTTTCGTTGTTGGACTATGACGGGGAAATGCTTATTATCGGTACCCGTTGGTCTTATTACGAGCTCTATTCGTGGATAACCGATAAATTCGGAGATGGAGTAGATGTTTATATTAGAGGAGCTTATAAGGAGGACGGTTCTTTATATTTCCCGGAATTATTAAATGAGGAAAAACTATCAGAACTTAGAGGACTACAGGGAAGTTATGTCTTCAGTTCCTTCTATTTGAATGATCCCATAGATGAAGATTCGGCTCTAATTAAGAGAAATCAACTAAGATATTGGGGAGCAGGGGACGATAAACTACCAAAAATATTAAACATTTTTTCTGTTTGTGATCCGGCTGTAAGTCAGTCGGAGTTTGCTGATGAATCCTCTATATCTGTCATAGGAGTGGATGTGGAAAATAATTGGTGGGTTTTGGAGACCAGAACCGGCAGATGGACTACTGGGGGGCTCATAGACGAGCTTTTTAATGTTTTCAATCTATGGCATCCGATTACAATGACTATAGAAACTATTTCTCAGGCACAGGGAATACTTTCATCTATATATGATGAGGAGAATAGGAGAAATTTATATTTACCATTACATGCTATAACCTCCAGACCTCCCGTTAAGAAAGAGATAAGAATAAGATCTATTCTTCAACCTAGGTTTGAGCGAGGGAAGATCTTTATTAAAAGGGATATGTTTGACCTTGAGGAGCAAATTTTAAAGTTTCCGAGAGGAAAGAGGGATGATATGATAGATGCCCTCACCGATTTAGATGAGATAGCCTTTACTCCTGATGAGGAAGGTATGCCCTTTAAAGAATCGGGAAGTAAATTACAGGATATACTAACTAAAGAAGCCTCAATCGAACCAGATTTTGAGGATCCTTTTTTGGGTGGTTATCTTTAGTGATATAATTATCGTATGGAAACAATCCTATCAATATTTATTGCGGTTCAATTTATTTTTATAGTTTATTCTGATATACAAAATAGAGTCGAGAGGGAGAAATTAGAACTAAAACTTATAAGTAAAGGATTATCCGACTATATATCTTCTACTGAAGAGGAAGAAGAGTCAAAAAAAGAGGAAGAAGATCCATATATAGATGTGATGGAGGCAAATATAGATCAGATTTTAGTATCTGAGGATAAATAATGATTAAAATTCAAGATAAAGATTGGAATAAAGTAGATGATGGAGAAAAGATTTCCTATTGTGAATCCCTTTTAATGGATGCAAAGAAGTCTAGGGAGTCCAACTACGATTTAGAGTGGTATCAAAACTATCAATTTGAAAACGGTAATCACTATATGGCCGTGAATACCGTCACAGGAACCCTCGAGGCCAATCCTCCAAGAAGAAGGGGAGAGGTTAGAATGGTCATAAATAAGATTCGTTCAACAAAACGGGCTATTCAAAATTATGTTACTAGGACTCAGCCAAAGTGGGAGATAATTCCCGGAGACACAGACAAAGATACCGTTAGAAATGCCAGAAGAATAGGTAAAGTCTTGGATTTTATCTACAGGAAGCTGCATTTGGAACAAATGGTGTTTGGAATTATAGATACAGGTCTTTCTACATCTATAGGTGTGGTTGAGGTGGATTGGGATGAAGAGGCAGAAGGAGGAATAGGGCAAATTAGGATAAGAGAGCACGACCCTTTTGATGTTTTTTTTGATAAAAGAGCTTTTTTGTACTCTGGAAGATTTGTGGGAAGATTTATAGCCAAAACCGTAGTTAAATCAGTAGATGAGGTAAAGAACGATAAAAGATATGATAATAAAGCAAGAAAAGAAGTTAAACCGGATGAAGAGTTAGCTACATCTAGGCTTAAGGCTAAGATTATCAAAAAGGATATGGGTTCTTCAGAGGATAAAGCCATTCCGACTGTAGTAGTTAAAGAGTTTTTTCTATGGGATGACGAGAAAAACGAAAAGGGAGGAAGGGTTAAACTCTTTACATTTGCTGGGGATAGGGTTTTGAGAGAAGAGGATTTAGAGGATACAGAATATCCTATCTACATATATCAAATCCAGATGAATCCGCTAAAGATTTATCAGAGAGCGTGGATAACAGACGCTATTCCGATGAATAAGGCTATAGATAGAGCAGTATCCCAGAAGATTTCTTATATAAATCAAGCACTAATTTATAGGATAATAGCAGAGAAGGGACACGGGGCGGGAGTAGTATCCAATGAGATGGGGCAGATATTGGAAGTAAATAAAGGTAGAATTTTCCAGCAAATGAATATGAATCCGGTACCTGCCGGGTTTGATAATTTAACAGAAGAAATGAATTCTTATTTGGAAGATATATTAGGTGCTCATGATGCGGCTTTAGGGAGGATGCCTACTGGTGCTAGATCCGGGGCTACTCTTGAGGCCATTCAAGCGGCAGATTCTAACAATCTTACAGGTTTAACGGCCTCCCTAGAATCCTTTCTTGCGGTTGTAGGAGAGAGAATTCTGAAACTTGCTGCTAAGAAATATCAGGTTTCAAGAATAATTAAACTTTCTGAGCCAGAAGATGGGGAGGAGTATATGAAAGTGATAGGTCAGGGCTCAAATCAGAAACCGGAGGGTGCGGCAATAATTACTGAGGATAATGAAGTAATTGTAAAGATAGGTTCTTGGCTCGGACATACTTTGGAAGCTAAAAGAGAAACCATGATGAAATTGGGAGAGATGGGAATTTTACCCGCCGAGGAAATTTTAAGACAGTTTGAATTTCCTAATGTGGAAGAGCTGTCTGCAAAGGCTAAAGACCAGAGGATGGAACAAAGTCAGGTGGATTTAGCTATAGCCGGTCACGCAGGTAATGGGCAACAGCAGTCACAAGCACAACCTCAATCAAGCATGGTGGAACTAGCAGACAAGGAAAATATGGCCATGATGAATGGGGATGTTATCCCTTCTACAGAGGGGGCGGATATGCAACACACTCAAGGACATATAGATTTTTCAAAGACCAATGTATTTGGTGGAGCCTCTCAGGAAATTAAAAATGTGTTTAAAGAACATGTAAATGGGGAACTTCAAGTGAATGGAATGATATAAAAAATTGACAAATTATTGGCATAGTAGTTATAATATAGAAGACTAAGCGAAAGCAGTCAATTATGGACGAAACAGAAACCAAAGACCAAGTTCAGGAGGAAGCCCAGACTGGGCAACAAGAAGAACAGTCGGAAACAACAAATGAAAAAGATGTAAATAAGGAATCAGATGAATCTAATCTGTTTGAACTACCAGATGGTAGAAAACTAGCAGGAGATCAACTTAGGGAAGAATACCTAAAACTTAATTCTGAATTTACGAGAAGGTCTCAAAAGCTCTCTGAGTATGAGCGTGAGAGGGTTGAGACAGAGGCTAGGAATAAGAAATCAGCTGATGAGGCTGTTTCCAAGAGTAGGCTTCTTGCGGATGTTGATCCAACTGTTAAAGATGCAATCATTCAGATAGTATCCCCAGTAATACAAGAGGCTTTGGGCGAGAGAGAAAAAGCCGAGACTAGAAGACGAGATCAAGAAAATTTCGATAGTAGGTTGACATCTTTGGAGAAAAAGTATCCCGGAGGAAATGGGTTACCCAAATTCGACAAGATAAAGATTCTTCAGAAGATGCAAGAACCATCGAATGAAATATATGACCCCGAACTTTTGTTTCAAAGACTCAACTGGGACGCTTGGTTGGACGCACAAATAAGAGCCGCTATGAAAGGAAAATCGGGCTCTAGCTCTACGGAAAGCACCTCTACGGAACCCCCCAAGGCTCCGGGTACAGGAAAGACTCCGACCACTTGGTCAGAGGCTACCAGAAACGCCATAAGCAGATTTTAAAATTCCTACATAAAACTGAATACTGATGACGATGATTTATTATGTATTTATTTGAGAGTAGGTGAATTTATATGGCACAAACATTAGATGTTTTTGATGAGGCGCTAAAGATTGATTATTTACCTGTAATAAGGGATCAATTAAATAACGCAAAGATTCTATCTTCAAAGATAGAAAGAAACGAGAGAGATGTCACAGGCAAAAGGTGGCAGATGACGACCCATGTTGGAAGAAATTCCGGTGTTGGTTCTGGAACTGAAACCGGATTGCCTACAGCGGGACAACAGGAATATTTGAACCCTTATGGAGTTGTAAAATATACCAGAGGACGAATTCAAGTATCCGGTCCTTCTATCGAGGCATCCAAGAATGATAAAGGAGCAATAGCAAGAGTATTGGAATCAGAAATTAAGGGTGTCACAGAGGACATGAAGAAAGAGGTTAATTACCAGTTCTTCAATGATGGTTCTGCTGTTAGAGCCTTGGTTAATGGCGATCCGGGAACAGAGGTAACTTTGACCTTGGATGCGCCCGGAACCCGATGGTTACAAGAGGGTATGTTAATTGACTTCTTGGATCCTTCTGCTGGTACTACCAGAACACCCACTACCGGAACCTATATTGCATCTATTTCCTCTTCTACAGCCGCTAAAACCAATGTGGCTAATGTATCTGGAGTAGCTGATAACGATTGGGTAATTAGAAAGGGTGCTAGAGCTGGAGCAACTAGTGCTCTATCCGATTCCTATGAAATGATGGGATTGAAGGGAATTATAGATGATGGTACTTATGTAACTACACTAGAAAACCTTTCAAGAACCACTTATCCTCACTGGAATTGTTCTGTGAGTTCTACTGATAGTAATGGAGGAACTCTAAGGGATATAACAACTGACTTGATTCAAGCTCAGGTGACAGCCGTTGAAGCCAATGGTGGAAAGACAAATCTCATTATATCTGATTTTGCTATGAGAGACGCTTATGCTGCTCTTGTAGTGGCGGATAAGAGATATGTAAACACTATGAAACTTGATGGTGGTTTCACAGCCATTGAGTACAACGGTATTCCTTGGGTAGCTGATGGGGATTGTCCCGCCAATACTGTATTCTTCGTAGATACAGACCACTTGCAGATAATGCAAATG